TGTAGTTTAATGTTTGCCCCACAGTATTAGGTATTTTAGTCCACTGGTTAAGTACTGTACCACCTGTGGTGATTTCCTGTACATATACATCAGTTTCATTAATATTTTGAATGTTAATATCTTGAACTCTACTTACAACAGGAGTTGTAAAGTTAAAGTCTTGAAACTGTAATGTGCCTTGTTTAAATAACAGGAAGAATCCTGTATTATTACTTGCTATTCCTTGTCCATCGTTTCTGTAAAAAATACCAAAGTCTTGTAATGGGTTTGGAGTATTTTCATAAAAGAATTTACCATCATTAAAATCGCCATTTACTATTTCGCATTGTCTGTTTACCCCATTTGCATTTATATTAAATGAGTGTGCTATAGGATTACCAATTACAGAATTAATTAAATATTTCTCTGTATTGATATTTGCAATTTTACCTGTTTTAACTGGTGCTGTAAATCTGTTTGTGCTACTCATTGCAGAGTTTAATACTGTAATAAACTGCTCGTAACTGTTTGGATTATTTGCGTCGTCCCAAAATATTTTTTGATTATTTAACTGGTTGCCTTCACTGTCTGTTAGTGGCTCTGTAGTAGTAACTGCTGTTAATTTCATTAGTCCACTTGCAGGAACATTTCTTTTAGGATTATATCCTAACATTCTTGCCAGTTTAAATACTGAGTCTCTTCTTTCGGCTGTTTCTAAAAAATTCTCTCTTGTATTAACATCCATTCTAAATGCAATACTGGTACTTAAAAATGCAAGTAATTCTAAAATTGCAATAAACTCTGAGCTCTCAGTATAGTCATTAAAGTTTTCAGGGAAGTTTGTTCTTATATATTCAACAAGTGCTGTTCTTATTGAATCAAAATCGTATGCCTGGAAGTCTACTTGGCTATAAATTTTATAAGCAAGTTTCCAATCTTCTGCCGCGAATAAATTATTTTGTCTATTTACTGTTGCCATTATGCTTCGTCCGTACTACTTGTGACATATTCTAAAAATAAAGTATCTGAACTATTGAGTAATTTATATTTTATTTTTACTTCTGCTTGTATTGAATGATCTAATACAATTAAATTAGTTTCCAGATATGTTACCCTAGGATCACTATTAACTATTCTTTCTATATCTTCTTTTATAATTTCTTGTACTTCAGGATCTTGTGGTTCCATTAAGTAGTCCCAAATTACACTTCCAAATGTGGGTCTCATTATTCTTTCACCAATTCTGGTATAAAAATGATTTAATAAATCTCTCTTTACAAGTTCAGCATCCACAAGGGTATAAGGTGCCCTAACTTTATCAACTGTACTAAATCCTTTAAATAATGTTGCCATGCAAGTATTTATCATATTCATTATAACAAGTTTTAATTAATAGTTGACAAAATGAAAATTTAGTGTATTATGTATATATGAATAAAGTGATCTACTTACATGGTGCTAATGCCAGCCCAGAAAACTTCAATTATTACACTTTGAAGTTGCCTGAGCACGATTTTTTTGCACCTGCATATGATATGGAAGATGATCCTTTCGATATTGTAGAAATTTTGAGAATAAGAAAGGAAAGAGAATTTGGAAAGGAACCTGTTGTGGTTGTGGGGCATAGTTTTGGTGGTTTAATAGCAAGTTGGTATGCTAGTGTATATCCTAGGAGAGTAAAACACCTAGTAACAATAGCGTCTCCATGGGAAGGAACACCTGTTGCAAGAATATTTGGTATGCTTTGGAAGGATAAAGTTTTTCAGAGTACTAAACCAGGTGCAGAAGTGTTATCTTTATTACAAGAGAAAAACTTTAATGGTAAACACACAAACATTATATGCACCAGAGGTTCTAACCCTGTTGCAGGTTTAGGTGGTAAAGCAAATGACGGCATGATATCATGTGACAGCCAGGGTGCAACTCCGCCTGGTTTTAAAAATACTCAAAATGTTACTATAGAAGCAGGCCATAGTGAAGTTTTGTTAAATAATACTGTAACAGATATGTTACAAAATATAATTTTCGAGGAGTAAGATGGCTGACGTATCCACATTAAATAACACTCTTGAAGAAGAGCTAAGAATTATGCTTGTAGAAAAAAATAACGAGTGTAATAGTTTAAGAAATCATATTGAGCTTTTGGAAAAAGCAGTTGCTGATGAACAAGAGCAAAAATACAGGTTGCTTGTTCAGGTTGCAGACCTAAAAAAGGAATTAAATAAACTTTAAGACGTTACTTTATATCCTAATTCTATATATTTTTTATCTTTAGCAGATCTAAGTAAAGTTCTTAATTGCCTAAAAGAAAGGTTTTTATCATTTACTATACCCATTTCTTCATGACTTAGTTTGAGCCAATCAGGCGTAGTAAATAATTCTATCTCATACTCTCTTCTTTGTACATAATCCTGTCTAACCTGTACTTCGCTGTCAGCACCTACTTTACCTGTTCTCCATCTTTTCATATATTTTGGAACATCAGCATAATTACCTTTATTAAGTTCTATAAGTAATTCGCTGTTTGCAAAATTGTTTATTCCTATATGTGATGCAAAACTAGTAAGTGCAAGTAATTGATTTCCACTTACATCAACAGTAATTAATTGAGCAATCTGTTTTTTAGCAAGTTGTAGTTCACTTCTTAAACCCATATTAGAACCTACTGGCCCTATTCCATTTGAAATATCTACTATCTTGGTACCAGTCTTTCTGTCTGCAAAAATTAAACTTGGACCATCAACAGTTACATCTATACCCTTTTCAGAAAGTTTTTCTTTTACTGCTGTAAAGTTATTGCTGTTTATACCCATAGAGCCCATTGGTAAACCTGACTGCTCATCTACTGCATAGTTAGGATGTCCACTTTTTAATTTATCAGCATGGCTTTTGAATTCACCATATTGATCGTAAAACCCTTCTGCTTTGTTTATAGCATCAGTCACTTCTGATACGGCACCCATTATTTCATCTTTCATTTTACCCACATCAAAACCATCAATGTCTATAGGTAAGTCAAAGCCATCTAAACTAAATTGCCCTAATCTGGCTTCCATTTCTTTTATCTGTTTTGCTATACCAACAAACTTATCACCCAAAGCATTTCCTGTAGGGAATCTAAATGGTGGTATTGCTATACCCATTGCGGCCATTAAGCCGTCCATGTTTTGTAAACTTGCTAAATCTTGTAAACTTGCTGGTAAGAAGTCACTAATCATTCCTTCTATGTCTGCCATATTAGGTATAAGATCCATCATACCACCTATAGCACCTGCTATTGCTCCAGTGCCGTCTGCAATACCTTGCCCAACAGCATCTGCTATTTCACTGGCTTTACCTACAGCACCACTGGCCTTGTCTTTAAAGCCGTCGCCTACTTTATCTCCTTCAGGGGATTGTGTATCTGCAGGATCTTGATCGCCTGGACTTGTTTGTCCTTCAAGTGTTTCTGCATCTGCGGATGTGTCTTCTTCCATGGACTCTTTATCTTCTGACTGTGGATCAAATTGTCCGTGTCCTGCATAAGGTTCTGCAGTAATAAGAGTTCCAACAATAGTTGTAATTTTAGTTTTTGTACCTGGTCGTTGACCGCCACTTGTAAGTGCCACATCTCCTTCTCTGTCATACTCTGGTGGATCGCTAGGTTGGTCTTCTTGCTCAACACCATCTAAAGGCGTAGCAGTCATTTTTAATACATCTAATCCTGTTAATAAAGGAGCAGGCCCAGTATTTAAATTAATAATACCTCCAGATATACCTGTTAATGGTGATGTAATACCTACTGCTGGAGCGGCCATGGCCACAACACCTGCTTTTGCATTTATGTCAACACCCATTGTGGTACTGGATATAGATGTTGCTGTACCACTTAAAGTTTTAAACATGTTACCGCTGTTAATATCTACATCACCGCCTACTGCTGATAATTGTGCATTACGAGTTGCTAACATACTAACATCTTGATTAGCATGTAGGAAAATACCGCCACCTGAACCACTTGGCCCTAAACCTAATTTGGCTAATGTTTCACCTGTATAATCTCCACCAATATTATCACCTGCGGCCTTCATTCTGATATTTTGGCCTGCTTCTAAAACTATATCGTAATCTGCACGAAGATTAAAATTCTTTTTAGCTCTGAGGTTCATATCCCCTTCACCAAATATATTAATGTTTCCTAGCATGTCTAATTCTACCCATGCTTTACCATCTTTATTGATAGCATACATTGTGCCTGTAACA